ATCTATTGAAAAAATGAATGGACAATTAATTTTTAAAGGAATAGCAGCAGATACCATTACGGAAAATATTTTTTATTGTGAAGATAGTGATTCCGTATTTATGTCAACAGAAGCAACCTACACCTCACCAGTAACTGGCAAACTAGCAAGTTTAATTGGCTGGGTAGAAACTAACGATGTTAACAAAGCAAAAGAAATAGATAAAATTCTTGCTTCATTTAAGAAGTCAAGATTTACGTTGCCTGAAACACAAATAGCAAAACAGGCAAACGCAAAAGGAGGTAATGAAGTGTCAGAAAACACAGAAACAGTAGCAGTTGAAGAAACTGCTCCAGTAGAAGTTTCAATCCCTGCAGAAGCAGTAATTGAAAAAGCTGTTACAGAAGATGTAGTAGCAGATGCTTCTGCCGAAATCGTTGAAAAAGCAGCAGACGTCTCAGAAGTCGTCGTTGATGAACCTGATTTTGCAAAAATGTTAGGTGACCTAAAAGGCTTTTTCTCAGAAACTCTAAGCAAGGCTTCAGAAGCAAATGCAGCACAAGTTACAACTATTAAAGAAACAGTTGAATCTTTTAGCAAGAGCGTAGAAGCCAGAATCTCAGAGTTGGCAGAACAACACTCAGAACTCAACAAAACTGTTGAGAACATCAAAAACACGATTGATGGTGTAGAAAAGCGTGTCGATGCAGTAGAATCAGAGACTGCAATTAAGAAGTCCTCAGACCTTGGCGGGTCTCAGGAAGTAAAAATCCAAAAATCAAAATGGAATGGTTCTTTCCTCGGTTCCGTAAACGAACTATTTAAATAAAGGGTAGGTAAATAAATTATGAGCAATGAATTATTAGAAAAGGCAATTGCAACTGGCACAACAGCCACAGGCACTTTTGCTTCAACAACTGGAGGAGAGGGAATTCACACAGGGTCAGAAAATGGCAATGGTGGATTACTTAATCCAGAACAATCAGCTCGATTTCTAGACTACATGTTCGACGCAACCGTAATTGGTAAAGTCGCACGTACCGTTAGAATGAAATCTGATACAACTGAAATTGATCGCATGGGCGTAGGCGAAAAGCTTATGAAGCTTGCGACAGAAGGAGATGACGCAAACAGTGGCAACTCTGCTGTGACATTCTCAAAAATTTCTTTGACAACAAAGAAGTTACGTCTAGATTGGGAACTTTCAACTGAGTCTCTAGAAGACAACATTGAAGGTGCAGATCTAGAAGATCATATTGCACGTCTGATGGCAACACAGGCTGGTAATGATATTGAAGACTTGGTTCTTAACGGAAACACAGCTCTATCATCTGATCAACTTTACAAAGCATTTGACGGAACAGTTAAGCTTGCAAAAGCAAACGGTCACGTAGTAGATGCAGGTGGAGCCGCAATTAGTCGTGCTACATTTAATAGCGCATTAAAGGCACTTCCACGTAAGTACAAGCAACGTCGTACAGACCTTCGCTTCTTGTCAGGTTCAAACTTGATTCAAGATTACTTATACTCAGCATCATTACTTGGTGCAGATGGATCAGCTAACCCACAAGATATCGCTTCAAGCGTTATCCGTGGAGGCGTACAGCCACTAGGCGGTCCAGCAGGATACGTAGCACCTTTCGCATTTGGTATTCCAATTGTTGAAGTTCCGCTATTAAGCGAGACACAAACTGGCTCATACTCAGGAGCAACAGGATCACACGGTGACGTCCACTTGACATTCCCAAATAACGTAGTTATTGGTATCAAGCGTGATGTAACTGTATACCGATTCTTCTGGCCAAAGAAGGACTCAATCGAGTACACAATGTATACTCGTGTTGGCGTTCAAATTGAGCAAGCAGACGCTTGGGTAGTAGTAAAGAACGTTAAGATTGCTTCCTAATTAGGAATTAATCTAAATAAAAGCCCCCAATTAATCTTGGGGGCTTTTCATTTGAATTTAGTAATGATATAATTAAATAACTAGACTAAGGAGAATATATGTCATTTGAGACATTAAAACTATCTGAGATAAAAAAAATAGCCGAAGACTTTGGCGTAGATATACAAACACTAAAAAGCAAGAACGATATTATTGCATCATTAGCTGAAGAGGGCGTGACATGGTCAATATATCAAAAGACTATTAAAGACATAGACGATAATAAAGAAGAGATTGAAGTTTTACCAAGATTTGATGCTAAAAAGAGTCAAGATAAAGATTCAGTTTTAGTTAGAATGGAAAGAGCAAATCATAGATACGATGCTATGGGATTTACATTTACAAGTACACACCCATTTGTAGCAATGTCTGAGGAACAAGCTCAAGAAATTTTTGATAGGGAGGAAGGTTTTAGATTAGCCACACCAAAGGAAGTTCAGGACTTCTATAACTAATCTAAGCCTTTAATATGGCAGAGATATACAAAGATACGGTAACACCAGTAAAAACTAAGATATTTTGGAATAATGAAATAGTTGATGCTGATAACGATTCAGTTACAGCTAGAATTTATGACATAACCAATGATATTACTATTAGTCCGTCTATAAGCCCAGCAACAGTAATTTCTACAAGCACTGCTGATAAAGTAGAATCTGATATTGGAACGTATCAAGTATCACTGTCTAAGTTTTATACATCTAGAAATAGAAAATTTAAAATTGTATGGAGTTATCAAGTTGGCGGACTAAATGGAGATCATACAACCTATTTAGATATTGTAACTCCATATTGTAGCTTTGCCGAAGTAATAGATGATTTAAAAATTGGAAGCGATCCATCCGATCCTAAGTATAAAAATTATCATGATCTGTCCATGGCAGAAAAATATGCTCGTAAAATAATAGAAGATTTTACTGGGCAGAATTTTTATTTATATCAAGAAGAAGAAGTAATATACGGTAATGGATCAGACATTCTTCCTATGCCTCATAAAATAAATCAAATACACAAATTATATGCAGACGACTTTTTGTTAATTGATAACTTATCTAGCCCTCAAGTAAATAACTGGGGGTACACACCAGTAATATCAGAAACTGGATTTGGTATTAGACTAGATAGAACTGAACTTATTGACAATACTGTATATGTAGCAAATGGAATGATACCGCCATCAATTAATGATTTGTACACAGGACAAGCTTTTAGAAAAAACGTTAGGTATAGAGTAGTTGGAACATTTGGTTGGGAATCTGTCCCAGATGAAGTTGAGCAAGCAGCAGTTCAATTAATTGGACAATATTTTGCAAAAGACAGAATGTGGACAGATAGATACTTAAAGAGCGTCTCAACATTTGACTGGGACTTTGAATACTCAAGTAATGCATTTTCTGGAACTGGCTCTGCATATGTAGATAAATTACTTGCCCCGTATGTTATAACAAACATGGTGCTTATCTAATGATCGATATCATGGAAGCAGTGCTATCCATGAAAATGGATATATATAAACAATTGGATGTACAAAACCCAGATACTGGGGCTATAATAAAAGAATGGAATTATTATAAAACATTAGATTGTCATGCAAAAGGCGTAATAACAAACTCTGCAACAACAAGATCTGGGGACAAACAGATATTTAGTAATAAATATAACAACGAGCAGGTAATTCAAGTACGCACCTCAGAAAGACTTACGGCTAGAGAAAAAATTACTAATATTAGAGATAGCAATGAAGAAGCAATTTGGACAGAATTAAACTATCCATCTGATACCCCAACTGTTTTTGAAATAATTGGAACGACCCCTATAACAGATCCATTTGGACAAGTTTTAGCATACAACTCAACATTAAAGAGATCGGAGAACCAGCAAATTGGAATCTAACGCAATGCTTCTCCAGGCTGCTTCTGGTCTTGAAAGATTAATGTATAATAAAAATCCAAAGGGGGCTATTAATGATAGCAATGTGGCGCAAATATCAGCAGCCCTATATTACCAAGCTAATGTAATAGCCAAATTAAGCAATAGCAAAAAGTTTAAAAATTCTTTTAAAAAAATAGTATTTACTCAAATAGAAAAAGATTTTGGAAATTATATAGATGCTCAGGCAAGAACAAAGCCTAAATCATTTCACCATGTATATGAATGGAAAAAGTCTGGAAATAAGAATGCTAGATTATTTAAGTTAACATCTATAGATTCTGAAGGAATATCGTTTAAAATTGATTTTGAATTCCTTATGTCTAAGTCATTAGTCCCAGCATCAAATAGTAAACGTAGACATGTATTTGCAGCAAAAGCTTCTATCATGGAAGCTGGAATGCCCCTTAAAATTGCTCCACGCCATTCTGAGAGGCTAGTATTTGAAGTTGATGGTAATACAGTGTTTATGCCTAAAGGTGCCTCAGTGACCGTTAAAAGGCCAGGAGGAACTAGTGTAATGAATCAATTTAAATTACAATATTCAAGATTCTTTAGTGGGGAATTAGTAAACAGCTCTATTAAAAAATCTGGATTTAAAGAACTATTTAATTCAGAGTCACTAAGGGCCCTAAGAATTCCAGCCACAATCAGAACAGTTAAGTACTCATTTTCTCCAAATTTAATTAGATCAATGGCGGACGCAGCATCAGAAAAAGCATTTGGAGCGTCAATGATATGACAGCCAATTTTAAATTAGACGCTATGCTAGAAATAAGAAAATTCTTATGGGCAGAACTATTAGAAGCAAAGATATTTGATGAGGATGATTATTATAGCGATAACATAGGAAGTGCAATAGTCCCTATTATCCCAGTCCAACAGTCTCCAGAAATGAACCAATTTTTGAGTGGCAAAAAGCATATAATTTATGACAAGATTGGTCTTTCATATGAGGACAACTGGCTAATATGCTGTGAGCAAATTCTTTTTACAGTTTACTCCACAGATGTCTCAGAAATTAATGAAATAAGAAATTTTATGACCGACCTATTTAGGAGAATGGATGACTCTGCAAAAGATGTAAATAGGTTTGAGTCCCTAAATAACAAGTTTAAATTCCATAGTATTTTTATAGCCGATATATCCCCTACCGAACCATCTGAAGAGCTAAAAGGCTTCCTGTCAACAGACATTATTTTAGAGGCTAAATATTCAAGAATAACAGATCAAACTGGTCGATTCCTTTAAATTGCTTTAGACCCCATTATGCCGTATTATAGGACATGAGGAAAGAAGCCTAGCCAGCTTGAACTTAAGATTTAAATATATATATATTGAAATATAGGAGGAAACAAAACTATGGCACAATCCGTAGGTAATGCAAAAAATATTCTCGTTGGTGCGTCACCACTGTTTTTATCAACAGTTGACGTAAACGATGCAGATTATATTGCTAACGCAGAAGCAGGTGTAGCGGTAGCTTCAGGTGCAACAACAGTTGGTGTACCAGCTTTCGCATCAGGAGTTTCATACACAACTTCATTAAATGCAGTAGATCAGGAAGCAGGTAAGTTTGGATATCGTAACGTTGGTTTTACTAACAACGGTCTTCAAATTACTTACAACCCAACATACGATTCAGTAACCGTTGACCAATTGCTAGATACAGCTAAGCTGTTTAAATCTGCAATGGAGGTTATGATTGCAACAGAAATGTCAGAAGGTACTCTAGAAAACATTGTAGCGGTATTTGGACAGAATGCATCATCTTTATCAACATCAGGAACTGGACTAACTAAGAAAGACGTTTTAGGTCTTGAGGCAGGTTCCCTAGGAGCGGCTCCAACAGAGCGTCAATTAATTGCAGTAGGTCTAGCTCCAACAGCTAGCTCAACCGCATCAGAGCGTGTATATTATGCTCGTCGAGTATTGTCTGTACAACAGTCACAATTCTCACTTGCACGTACCACTCCAACCACATTCCCAGTAACATTCCGTCTTCTACCAGATGCTAACTACTCTGGCTCAGAATACGGTAAGATTATTGACCGTGTGTTAACAGTTTAATTTAATTAATTTAAATTATAGAGGCCCCCATTAATTTGGGGGCCTTTCTATTTGTAGTGATAATACCATTATGTTATAATAATTAAGACAATCCTAGGAGGATAAATTGGCTACAACAGTATACGACGTAGAAGAAATTGAACTTCAAAATGGCTCAAAGGTAAAGCTAAAACCATTGACTATTAAAGCCTTAAGAAAGTTCATGGCAGAAATTAAAAAAACAGAAACTTCGTCAGGAGAAGACGAAACACTTACAATTCTAATTACAGCATGTGGAATTGCAATTGAATCTCAGGTGCCAGAATTGGTAGCTGATAAAGATAAACTGGAAGATGCACTAGACATGCCTACCATTAATAGAATTCTAGAAGTATGTGGTGGAATTAAACTTGACGACCCAAACCTTCTAGCGGCAGCGGTTCTGGCTGGTCAGAACTAGATTTAGCCGCTTTATTAGGAGAAGTTTTTCTTTTAGGTAATTGGAAAAATTACGAAGAATTAGAAGAAAGCCTTTCAATGCCAGAACTGATACAAACATTTAAGGCAATGCAAAAAACTGAAGATGAGAAAAGAAAATTCTTAGCATCTCTTCAGGGAGTAAACTTAAATGATGAACAAGAAAAAGAAGGTCCTACATTTGACGACATACGAAGAAGGGCTCTTGGAGTAAAAGCAAGCGGTAGTGATGTACTATCATTACAAGGAAGCTTTGCCTCAGAAGCAGGATTCGGAATAAACGCAGGTTTAGGATACTCTAAGGAGTAAAATTATAGTAAATGGCTGAAGAACAGATAGTCACCCGAATAGTCGCCACGTCCGACTTTTCAAATCTTATCGCAGATCTCGGTAAGGTATCTTCAGCCTTAACTAATCTTCAAACAAAATTAAACGCAACAAATAAGAATTTAGCAGCACAAGTTGCTGTAATGAATCGTTCTTTTGCAGACACACTTAGAAGCACTGGACAATTTTCCACACACTTTGTAAATTTAACATCTGATGTAGATAAATTTGGATCTCAATTAGACAAAGGCCAAATCAAATTAAAACAATTTTTTCAAGTATATCAAGGACATTTAAAAACTAATGGCGGATTAATTAGACAATTAGCTCAACAACAAGTTCAGCTACAAAATGCAATTCTTCAACCTCTTGGCAAAAATGCCGAGGGTTTGATGCAGTACAATGTTCACATTCCAACTGGCCTTGATAAGGTAAAAAGCAAAACAGCTTTAGCAAGACAAGAACTACAAATTATGAATCGTGTAGTTCAAGAAGGAGCAAACTCATTAATTAATTGGGGTAAGAATACCCAGTGGGCTGGTCGTCAATTAACCGTAGGATTAACTGTTCCATTAGCAGCATTTGGAGCTGCATCTGCAAAAGCATTTCGAGAAGCCGATCAAGAGTTAACTCGTTTAACAAAGGTTTATGGTGGTTTAGCTGCTACATCAGCAAGTGATTTAGGCAAAATAAGAAAACAAGTTACTGAAACCGCATCTGAATTATCTAAAGCATACGGTTCTTCATTTAAAGAAACAATTGCATTAGGTGCTGACATTGCTGCAACTGGAAAGCAAGGTAACGAATTATTAGGCTCAATTAAAGAAACAACTCGTCTAGCAGTTCTTGGTGAAGTAGATAGACAAGATGCAATGAAGGCAACATTAGCAATTCAATCTGCATTCAAACAAAATACTGATGAACTAGCAGAATCAATTAACTTTTTAAACGCAGTTGAAAACCAGACATCAACAACTCTTAATGACTTAGTAGAAGCAATTCCTAAAGCTGGTCCAATTATTAAGGGTCTTGGAGGTAGCGTAGAAGATTTAGCATTGTATTTAACTGCAATGAGAGAAGGCGGAATCAATGCATCAGAAGGCGCTAACGCTTTAAAGTCAGGACTTGCATCTTTAATTAATCCAACTAAAGTAGCAAAAGAAATGTTTGCTGGATTTGGAATATCATTAACTGACATTGTTCAAAAAAATGCTGGAAACACAACAAATACATTATTGGCATTACAATCAGCATTAGACAACTTAGATCCATTACAAAAACAACAGGCATTAGAACAATTATTTGGTAAATTCCAATTTGCTCGTATGAATGCTTTATTTGAAAACCTTGGAAAGCAAGGAAGCCAAACCTTACAAGTAATGGATTTAATGAAAGCAAGTTCTCAAGATTTAGCAAACATTGCTGGTCGAGAATTAAGTATGGTTACAGAATCCGCTTCTGGTAAGTACAGGAGAGCTCTTGAAGGATTAAAGGCAGATCTAGCTGTAGTTGGCGAACAGTTTTTAACAATAAATACACATCTAATAAATATTGTTAGTGGAATATTAAAATTTATAGATAAATTACCTGGACCAATAAAAACAATTCTAGCTTTCTTTGGAGGACTTACTGCGGTAGCTGGACCACTTATTATGCTTACTGGTGTTCTTGCAAACTTCTTTGGTTATGTAATTAAAGGTGCATCTCATTTTAGAGCTATGTTTAAAGGTGGAGAAGGCTGGAGACTCTTAACACCAGAAATACTTGCAGCAAATAAAGCAGGGTCACTTGCAGAACAAACATTTTATAGTGATGCTAAAGCAGCAGATATATTAAATCAAGCAATATCTAGACTGTCTGCTTCATATAATAAATTAGCAGCAGATGCATCAAATGCAATAATTCAAACAAACCCAGGAGTATCTACTATGGGTGGAACAAATATTATTGCTGGACAAAGAGTAGTAAATCCTAATCACCCGCTTGTGGGAGATGTAGGCACAAGAGCTGCTTCACACCATAACCCAAGAGCATTAATGAGTAAAGGACAAAGAGATGCTCAAACAATTCACTCTGTTACCCCAGGATCAATTGATGTAAATCAAAAAATAGGAACTGTTCCTCAAATATTTATGGCAGGGGATCTGCCAAAAATTGAAGGATTAACATCTTCAAGAGGGGCTTCTACGGGAATAGTTGCTGGAGAAGCAGCAAAGTGGCATTCTCTAATGGGTACATTGTCTATGATGACAAAAAGAGAAGTTGCAGATTTAAAGAAAGAAATTGCTAGAACAGGAACATTTAGCACAGAAATAAATACTACATTCGGACAGCTTCTTCCAGCAATGACAAAAATAACAACCAATGCAGCATCACAATCTGCATTAATTGTTCAACAACTACAAGCAGGAAAAATTACGTTAGATACTGCTCGTGCAAAAATTATTGCAATAAATTCACAGCTAGAAGCAATGATGGCGCAAACAACTGCTCAAGTTGCTGCAGATCTTGGAAGAACCGCTAATTTAACACAAGTTCCTTTAATTAATCAGCCAATAGTTGGACCTACAGGTAAAGCAAACATTAAAGAAATCTTTAGACCAAATAGGCCAGCATCAAAAATCATAGATAAAATTGCAAGATCTCTTGGGGTAAGAACATACGGGGCAGGATATTCAACAGAAACAACAATGCCAAAGAAATTTGCAACAGGCGGAATGGTTGTTCCTGGGCCAAGATCAGACACAACAGATACTCAATTTATGAATTTGGTAGAGGGAGATATTGTATTAAATAGAAAAGCATCAGATAATTTAATGGGTTACAATCAAGGTGGAAAAGTAGTACCAGCAATGGTAACTCCTGGAGAAATTATAATTAATAATCCAACACCATCAGAATCTGAAATGCTACTAGCCTATAACAATCAATTTGCAGTTGGCGGCAGGGTTGTGGCTTCAAAAAATAATTATGGCTTGACAGGTCTTGGAAGAATTGGAAGGCCTCGTGGAATAAGTAGATCTTCAGGATATGACACTCCAAGAATAAGATCTAGGGACGTCAGATCTTCTGTAAAAATTGGTAAAGTAGAAATTCCTACAAGAGGAGCAAATACAGCTGCAGGGCTGGAAGCTAGTATATTAAATTCTAATAATCCACAAATGGCAGCACAAGTTGCATCACAATATGCTTCTACTATTACAAGGGCAACACATAATAGGGCTGGAACAATTCAGCAAAAAGATTTATCACCAGACTCTGAATTAGGAAAACTTTGGCAAAAAGCTAAACTTGGATCACTATATTCTTCAAGCGCAGTAACACACGCAACTCATGCAACAAGAGCAAGGATTGCTGGAGATGGAAGTAGATTTGTTAGTAGATATACCTATCAATATGATTCTTATGCAAATCAAAGATTAAAAACAGGGATACCAGTAAAAGATTTTATTTTATTAAATTCTAAACATAAAGGAAAATATAATGATCTTTTTGCAAGAACTGGGGTACCAAAAAAAGAATGGGCTAATTTAGAAAATAAAATAGACAAAGATTTGTTTTTAAAATATGGCAAAAACAACTCAACTATTAGTGATGATTTACCAGGTACCCTAACACTAGAAGATAGTTTTTCACCAGTAGTTGATGGTTCTATACTAGATTATTTTGGAAAAGATCAAGTTTCTAGACAAAGGGCAAAAGGCATTATTAAAGACCTTAAAGTCACCAACGTACTAAGAAGTAAAAAAACAACTGCTCAAGCTTTAAATTTAGGTGGAATGGTTGGAAAAGCTTTAGCTCCAAAATTTAAATCACAATTAAATAAAAAATTAGGTATTACATGGGGACAAGGATTAGCTGGAGACGGGCTTACAAACAATCCCCCAACTTCAGGATATGGAAACCTTGCTCTTCAAATTGGAATGGGTAAAAAATTATTTGGTGGATCTGGTTTAACTCCTAGAGCACAAAACTTAATGTACGATGCTTTAGCAAGCGAACTTGAACAAACAACTCCTGATACTTACCTAAAAGTTCAAGGTGTTAGAGGACCAAAATTAGCAAGAGCAATGGATCCAAGTCAAACAAACGGAATGTTATTTGGTGCCGCTTCTACAGTAGCAGGGCATCGTGGAATTAGTAAAAAAGATAGAGAGATACTTGCATTATGGTCTTCTGATCCATTTAAAAACAATTATCCAAAAGGATTGCTCAGTAAAATAACTGAAAAAATGTTTGGATACAATCAAGGTGGAGCCGTTGGAGGAAAAGTAAAGCGTGGAAAAAATAATTATGGAATACCGTCTGTTATGGGGAGTCTTGGAACAACAGCTGCTTATATAGGTGGCAGTACTGCTGGTGCATCATTGGGTCAAAAAGCTGGAGGAAACTTAGGATCTTTAGCTGGAATGATACTTGTTCCCGCCATACTACAATCTATTATGCAAAAGCTCGGCCAAGTATCTGCACAAGGAGCATCAACTGCTGGAATACTTGGAAGGCTTGGACCTTTATTATCAAATCCATATATAGCAGCTGGTGCTGCAATAGTAGGAGTAACAGCAGCTTTAATTAAATTTAAAAAGAATCAAGAAGAATCTGCTAAGTTAAATCGATTAGCATTCTCTGGTGGCGTAAAACCAATTAAAGATTTTGATTCACAATTAAAGCAAGTTACAAAAACATTAGAGGATACCAGAGCAAACGCAGCGTTATTGCATGCACAAATGAATACTGCTGGACTATCTGGTTTAACATTAACTATAAAACAATTTGCTGACTTAAGAGAAAAAGTAAAGTCTACGTATCCAGAATTAGTTAAATTGTTTAAAGAGACACCATCGGATAAATTAGTCACAGTTGCACAAGGATTAAAAGCTCAATTTGTTGCTGCTGGAGAGTCAGCATCACAAGCTAATGCAAAGATAGCTGCGTTACTTTCAGAATCTGGAAAGTCTGGTTTTATTCAAATAGTACTAGGAGATAAAGGGCTAGCTGGAATTACGAGTGCAAAAACTGCAATTGAATCTATGCTTGTTGCTATGTCTAAATTTACAGACAGCAAAGATAGGGCTGCTGGACTACTTCAAATATTTTCATCAATGGGAGACTACATAGAAAATGCTACAGATAAATCTGTAGCGTTAAAAGAACAATATAATGCAATAGAAAAATCTGGACAAGGTAATGTAAAATTAACTCAAGATCTAATAGTTGAAATATCAAAAACTTCCCCAGGATTAGCTGAAATATTAAGCACATCAGATGATGTTGAAACGGCTTTGTCAAAATGGAGAATTGTTCTTGGCGGAGTTCAAAAAGATTTAAACGGATTAGATAAAGGACAATTAAAAAAACTTGCTTTTGCAGTAGAAGAAGTAACTAATAACTACAATAAATTATTAGATGTTACAAGCAAAGAAGCTCAAGGAAATTCCTTAACTGGAAAAATGGCCAAAGACATTGACGCCTTTAATAAAAAACAAGCAACTGCAAGCAAAACAGCAATTCAAAATCTTGAAACTCAAATTAGCTTAAAGAATAAACAAATTGAACA